CTTAAGTGTGTTGGTTCACTTATTCAGTCAATGCTGATTTCTTGCTCTTAGACAAGGTTTTCTTTGCCTTTGCCTTTGCAGGGAGCAATAATGCACACAAATCATCGTGAGTTGAGAGGTCTTTACCTAATGCTCTTGATAATCTAGTTAGCCGTTCAGGAGGAAGTTCACGCAATTCCTTCCTATCCGCTTCTTCAAAAGAAACATCAAGGCAGGAATCGCCTAAATAACCTAAACAAATATTTGCCGATAAATCAGTAATTTCATTTGTTCTATCCAATAAGCGACCATGAATGTTCAAAGTCATAGACCTTGACCCTTTAGTTAGTTTAATTGTCGCCAATTAAACCACCTCAAAGTTGTCCAAATGCTCGGATTCTAATAGTAGTATCGGTAATATCGCCACTAGCCTGTGCGTTTGTTCCGTCCATATTAACCATATAAAGGTGAAAACCACCTTCATAAGCCCCTAATGCGGTGCATTCCGCTACTGCTGAGAATGTAGCAGGTAAAGAATTACCTGTGATTACTACCGCAGTAATACTAGATAAGCCTAAAGAAGAAGCAGTAATTACTTCTCCACCAGCAGTATAAGCGGTTACAACAATTGCCGCATCAACTTGGTATTCATCGCCATTTGCTCTAGGCTTAACAAAACCTTTATGGTCTGCTAATAATGTAACTGTATGTGTCATTTAAAGCACCTCAAAGAAGGTTTGTAACTTTACCTTGACCCTTAAAGTAAGAGCAGCCCATTTCAGCCATTGTTCGGTAAAGAGCCTTGTTTCCAAGAGAACCGACACCGAATGGGTTTCCGTTGCTAATACCGTCTTCAAAGTATTGAGTTGGCTTCATTACAGATAGCCACAAATGGTCTGTATCAAGGAAAAGCATATCACTAATCAAAGAACTGTTTAATCCAGTTGAAGTCATAGCCGCAACAGGAATCATAGGAATATCGTAGTAAGTAGAAACTCGGAATCCGACTTCGCTACCCTTAACACCACGCACACCGTTCACAGTAGGAACAATTTCTTTTCTGTCCATGAAACGCTCTTGAGCCTGTAATAAGTCAGAAATCGTTTGAAGAGTGTCATATCCAGTAAGAATAACCTTTGGAGAACCACCTGCAACACGGAGTCTGCGAATCATGTCATTAAGAACAGTAAGCGTCAATTGTCGTGCTTCTGCCGAAAGGTAGCCATCACCAAAAGAAACTTCTGCATCCAAATACTCGTTGCCTGAATCACTTCGTAGTTTTCCGTAAAGTGTATCAACTGCTTGTCCAGTAGCACTGTTAATAAGGTTTCCGCCGGAATTGTCAGCAAGTTCCGTAATTTCAGCCGAATTAGAAACAATCTTCAATAGAGAAGTATAGTTTCTATCAATACCACTAGCAGTTCCATATGCTGTTTCGGGAGTATAAGCCTCTAAAGGAGTAACAAGCATAGCATTTTGAACTTCTGCGTGATGCTTACCCATATCCTCTCTTAGTTGCGCTCTAATATCACCGATACCGTCGTCAATTTGAGCCATTTCCATAGAAAGTTCACTGAAAGCGAATTGATGTGCAACAATCTTTGGACTGGTGAACAATGTATCGTATTCAGGAGCAATTGATTGAAGACCGTCCGAATCGGAATCTAATGCAGCATTTTCAGGAACACCACCAATTCGGTCTGCTCTCAAAGAATCAGCACCATAAAGTGCAGTATTGAGAGTAGTGTTTGAAGCGGCAGAAATGTCCAAAAAGTTTCCTGCTCCACCGGCAGGTCGCTTCTTGAGGATTCTCCAACCACTTGAAGAATAAGGTCGCTTTGAGATAACAGACAATGCGTTGCATTCTCGGTTTAGCATAGACCAAACCTTTTGACCGTAAATCTTGTTGTAAAGATTAGCGTTAATACCGCTTGGTGCGCTCAATGAACCATCGTGAGCAGTATGAATACCACTTACTGTTCCTTGAGCCTTTAGCAATTGATTGCTAATGCTACCAGTCATTCCTGTTCCGTATGTTTGTGCTTCTAAATCTGCAATTGTGTTAATATAACTCATCTTAAACGCCTCCTACCATTTTATGAATGTCAGACCAATCCATTTCAGCCAATTCATCCATTGTTGGGAGTTTAACAGTTGCCTCTTCTTGAGCCTTTAGGATTGTTTCCTTTTCAGCCGTCAAAGACTTTCGTAGTTGAGAGAACTCATTCTTCATAGCAGCAATTTCAGCCTGTGCGTCATAATTTGCTTTTTCAATGAGGTGTTCTCTTGAAGAAGTTTCAGCCTTGAATCGGTGTTCAAATTGCTTTTGGAGATTGTCGTAAGCCAACTTTTCAAGTTGTTCTTGACGGAAAGCATCATAAGCCTTCTCAATGTTAGCAACGCTCAAATCAAGTGTTTCTAATTCACTGTTGTTAAATGCCTTAACAACTGGTAAATCACTGGCCTTTGGCTTTCCGTTGTCAATAACAACTCTATCCGCAGGTTCACCGATTTCAACTCCAGCACCGTCAAGTGTAGATAATAGAGCCTTTGCTTCATCATCCATGTATTCCATGCTTTCTTCGTCTTCCATCTTTTCATCCATCATAGGCATGCCTTTTTCTTCGTCCATATCCATGTTTTCTTCATCTTCCTTTCGGAGAGTATTCACTTCTTCCATAAGTGCATCCAATTCCGCTAGTGCTTTTTCAATCTTAGTCATGTTTCTCATTCCTTTTTTATTTGTTTTGTCTTGTTTTAAAATATCAAATCGTGCTTCTGGGTTTATTCCTTTTTCACAAATTGTAACTTCATGTAATTCAAGTTTGCTAATTTCATTGTAGTCGCCTAATTCTTGGTGGTTTTTCTTTACTTTTTCTAAAGCCTGTCCTCCAATACTAAATGACCTCAATGAACCTTTTCTAATGCCTCTATTAATTTCTTTGGCTTTTTCTATATCGTCTCTTAACTTAATAACTACAAAGAATCCTACATCATCTACTTCGGTTTTCCATAGTCTTCCGCTTTTGTCTCTATATGATTTTACTACTTCCCCAACTTGAACATTAGAATGATTAGTCATTACATTTCTAAACTTTGGGTTCTCCATATATTTATTAACAGCCTCGTTAAGTGCTTTAAGTGTGATTAAATCGTTTTGCTTATCAACTATCTCAATGCTTGCATATCCACCAATCATTAAGTCGTCGCTTTTTAGAATTGTGAACTCGTTGGTTCTGTTTGACATTACCGCCGAACTCATTCTTCCTCAACTCTCCTTAGTTCATTCCAGTATATAAAGAACATTACTTGCTAGTAGGAATGGGCAATTTATTATACCTGTCTTGATAGATATTCCACTTTCCTTCATCCCCGTCTTTGTCAGCAGGGGTTTGTTTATATCCAGTCCATGCTAGCCACATTTCTTTACCTTCTACCTTAATAACTCTAATATGTAATTTAGTCTCAAACTTATTACCTTTTAAGAAATATTCATGGTAGCCGTCTTTTTGAACGCCTAATTCTATATCTCCGGCATCAATGATTTTTCCTCGTTCAATGTTCTTTGAAACTTCTGCTGGATATTTACCAGCCGCCCCGAATAAATCAAACATCTCTTCATCATTTTCTAAATCAATAGTCCAAAACATAGATTCATCATCTACTTTAATAGCAAAAGTAATGTTATCATCCTCTCTTGAGTATAATTTGAACTGTCCTTTTCTGTAATTTTCTGGAGTTTTATATGCTTTAAGCATAGCATACTTATCCGAAAAGTCTGAACCAAAAGAATTACAACTTTCGTATCTATTAACCATTTTTTCAGCAAAATCACTTAGTTCATCTACTCCCTTGAATAAATCAGCAACATATAAAGCACTATTATATACCTCTTCACAATCCATAGTATTTAGCCTTTCAATATAACCTTGTAATTCTTCTTCCATTGAATCGCCATATGTTAAATCTTGGTCACGATATTTGGCGTTAAATTCGCTTACAAATGATTCCCAAGAACCAAATACTCTTTCCAAATCTTCCATACTTAGTTTCTCTAATTCAATTAAATCTTGTTTGAGTTGTTCGCAACAATCTCCCGAAACATCGGCATCAATTTCAACTTGTGCTACATTTTGATTTACACTGGGTTTTTCTTCTACTCTCATAGTAGGGTTTTTCATTCTTTCTTTAAATTTTAATCCTTGAGCCATCATAGCACTCTTTGATTTAAGCATAGCCCATTTACTTGTAAAATCGGCATTAAAGCCTTCGGAACATTTCTTATATTTATCTAGCATATTTTTGGCTTCTTCTTGACCGTAAGCAAATACTTCAGGATTGGATAGAAGGTCTAGTATTTCTTCACAATTAGTCTCGGCCATATATTCATGAATAAAGTCAATATACTTTTTTCCCATACCTGCGCCCTTTGCATCTTCTAAAAGAAGTTTCTTAAAATCTTCTTTTAATTGATTACAGCATGTATCGTCTTCATCCATTTCAACCGTAGCAATTTCATTTAAATCAACTGCATTATCAGGTTTATTATCTTTACCTGCTTGTAATATATCTATTATACGATTAATTGCTTCATCATACTTTGATTTTTTTATATCATCTTCCTGCATAATTTTATCATCATCGGCAGATAATTTATTTTCTTTTAGAGAAATACCATCTCTTAGAGAAAACCATTCCTT